TACTATGAGGATAAGTGTCTGTTCAAGAATTTAGATCAGGAAGAGTTTGATTTGATCTGGGGTCGTATCTACAGGTCATATCACACAGATAGTTTGTCGTTCTCTGTTTGTATAGGCGACGAATGTATAAGGGAGGATCAGAGTTACTAAATGCCTCATGTATTAGATCACTTGGAACAGTTTACGAGTGATTGGATTGATTGGTTACAGAATCCTGATGACATGAACAAAGGGGAGTATAATGGCCCTCGGTGTCCCTTTAGTAAGAAGGCAAAGGATGATGGACGTATGAAGTTGGTCAAGGTCTTTGACTATTTCAGCGCGTATGACTTCTGGGAGGTTGTATCGAGAGAGTGCGATAAGTTTGATGGTAGTAAGGATATAGTGATAGTGGCTGCGAAGTCTGATGCAGATAAGATAAATCCAGATCAAATGTCTGGCGGCGTCGATGGACTCAACACGTTTCTAAATCAACAAGGAAGAGATTTATGGCTCCTAACTAAGATAGATCAGATGTTTACCATTGTGATGATACAAAAAATCAGCGCGTTGGACGATACATCAAAACAACTGGAGGCCAAGGGATACTACATAGGAAGATACACTGATGCTATGATGGAAAAGGTAGTTACTGGGAGACGTAAATATAGGGAAAGACTTACACATCCTGTAGAGGATAAGAAAAGAATTTTATAGATAAGTTTATAATGAACATTTCTACTGAAACAATGCAAATAGAGCTCGATGTAAAGGAGCTAGAATACATCTATGAATCTCTCTCTTTTAGATTAGAGCACGACAATCATTTAATGTATCATCCAGACATCCGTAAGGACTTAGAGGATATGATGGCGACTTGGGAAGATGAGTACCTATAACGTATACATTGGCGATTACCTAATCATGGAGAACGTTCCTGGCCAAGATGTAAAAGGCAAGATGGAACATGTAAGAGATTTTTTTAATCATTATCCCGATGATGAAAACCGTAAAGAAGATATCAGAATAGTTAAGAATTCTTGACTATATAATATAACACTATGGACAAAATGATTTGACCGTGGTATACTTAATAATGTAATTACAACATGTTATGGCAAAAGGATTTACAGTAAAGGCAAATGCCCCCAAAACTAAGAAAGTCGAAGATGACTTTAACTTAGAAGAGGCAAAGGCATTAGCCAAAGGTAAAGCAATAGTTTTCTGTCTGCCAGGTAGAGGAGTATCTTATATCTTTTTAAAGAACTTCGTTCAACTATGCTTTGACCTTGTTCAGAATGGATCTAGTATTCAGATCTCACAAGATTATTCATCAATGGTTAACTTTGCAAGATGCAAATGCCTTGGTGCTAACGTTCTCAGAGGCCCAGATCAAATACCTTGGGACGGAAAATTAAAATATGACTATCAGTTATGGATTGACTCTGATATTGTCTTCAATACAGAGCAACTCTATAGATTAATATGGATGCAAAAGGATATTGCTGGTGGTTGGTACTGCACAGAGGATGGAAAAACAACATCTGTTGCACATTGGTTAGAAGAAGAGGACTTTGCTAAGAATGGTGGAGTGATGAATCACGAAACTATCGAGTCAATCTCTCGTAGACGCAAGCCTTTCACAGTTGACTACACTGGATTTGGTTGGTTACTCATCAAAAATGGTGTATTTGAACATAAAGAGATGAAATATCCTTGGTTTGCTCCTAAAATGCAAGTCTTTGAGTCTGGAGATGTTCAAGATATGTGTGGAGAAGACGTATCTTTCTGTCTAGATGCAAAAGAAGCGGGTATGGAGATCTGGATTGATCCAAAAATCCGTGTTGGCCATGAAAAAACGAGGATTATTTAATGACAACACCACAACCAATGGAAAATGTAAAGTACAGAGTCGTAGAATTAGGCACATCAGGCTGGTGTGTCAACGATCCTAAGCAAGATGTGGGTCTCACAAAGGAACAGGCAGACATTAGATTAAAATTTTACCTTGAAGAAGGGATCTCACCTGATAGATTACGAGCTCAAATTGATAAATAAAAAGAAAAAGGTCAAAAATGGCAGATTCAGATCCAAAATTAGCTCCCCATAACGTAGAAAGTGCTGGTTTTGCTAGTGGAAGTGTTAAAGGACAGTATGATGTGAGTGCTCAAGCACGAAAAAAAGCTGCCGCAAACACAAATGATTCACAATCACCACTCGCTGCTGGTTAAAAAACATCCAAAAAACTTTAAAGGGCCCTCAAAGGGTCTTTTTTTGTGTCTAAATAGATTTGAATTAGTATATTTGTCATGGAAGACGATAAAAAATACATTAATCCTCGACCAGAAGAGGAAGCGGCAGACGATCTTTTGCGTGAAGTTGTTGGTGATGACGCCAATGACAAAAAAAGAAAACAAAATTTGAGTGAATAATGGCAAAAGTAGACAGGCCACTCGTTAATAGAACTCCATTTAGAGATATTAGTCTATCATTTGGTCGCCATCCTGTGACTAATGATATCGGTGTCTTTGTAAATGAAGATGCAATTAAGAGATCTGTCCAAAATTTAGTAAGAACAAGGGTGGGTGAGAGATTCTATCAGAAATTATTAGGTAGTCCTCTTGAAGATACTCTATTTGAGCAGCAAGATCCCGATAATGCTCAAGTTTTAGAGGATGATATAAAACTTTTGTTAGACAATTATGAGCCTAGAGTGAGCAACTGTCGAGTGGCAGTGAGTTATCCATTAAATACTAACGACTTAAACGTAAATATCAAGTATGATATCACTGGGATGCAGTTCCCACAACAGAATATCGATTTTATTCTTCAATCAACTAGAGTATAATGTCATTTAACCAGTTTACAAACCTAGATTTCGCTGATCTTAGGAGTCAAATTAAAGATTATCTTCGATTAAACAGTGATTTTGCTGATTTTGACTTTGAAGGATCTAACTTTTCCACATTGATAGACCTTTTAGCGTATAACTCTTACATTACTGCCTACAATACCAACATGGCAGTCAACGAGTGCTTCCTAGATAGCGCTACATTGCGTGAAAATGTCGTTTCTCTTGCTAGAAATATCGGTTATGTACCAAGATCTACCAGAGCTGCACAGGCTATAGTAAATTTCACTGTAGATTTAGGCACAAATGACACAAAAATCGTAACTTTGAAAGCTGGACAAGTTGCTTTGGGTAGTCAAGCGGCAAGTAACTACATTTTTTCGATTCCAGACGACTTTGTAGCTACAACAAGTGATAGTAATACTGCTACTTTCAGCAATTTAAGAATTTATGAAGGAATTTACCTTCAAAAAACATTTACAATTGATTATTCTCAACCAAATCAGCGTTTTATCATTCCAAATGGGAATGTAGACACAACTTCTGTCCGTGTAACCATATCTTCAACCACAGATGAGATTTATACGCTCTATAATAACATTTTAAGAGTAGATTCTACTTCTAAATTGTTCCTAATTCAAGAAATTGAAGATGAAAAATATGAAATCTTATTTGGAGATGGAATTATTGGTAAAAAACCACCAGCTGGAGCGTTAGTAACTGTAACTTATATTGTAACTAATGGAAAAGCTGGAAATGGAGCTAGAAATTTCTCATTTGTTGGTATTTTGAAGGATGATACTGATACAACCGTCACAAGTGGCATATCAGTTTTAACAACATCTCAAAAATCCGACGCTGGAGACGATATTGAAGATGTTAGTTCAATAAAATACTTAGCACCTCGTATATACTCCTCACAATACCGTGCAGTGACCGCTAATGACTACACAGGTGTAATTCCATTCGTCTATCCTAACGTTGAATCTGTGACTGCCTATGGTGGAGAGGAATTAGATCCTCCTGAGTATGGTAAAGTGTTTATTTCAATAAAACCGAAGAATGGTTCCTTCCTTTCACAGATTACTAAGGATGATATCTCAAGACAACTCAAACAATATTCCATTGCAGGCATCAAACCCGAAATTATTGATCTTAAGTATCTTTATGTTGAAGTTGACACTTCTGTCTACTATAACACTAACGCAACATCAGATGCCACTGAATTACTAAGCAGTGTTACACGAGCTTTAACTACATATTCAAATTCATCCGACATTAATGCTTTTGGTGGTAGATTTAAGTATAGTAAAATTGTAGGATTGATAGATGACTCTGCTAGAGGTGTTACATCTAACATTACCAAAGTTAAGATGAGGCGTAACATAACTCCTGAGTTGAATACCTTTGCAACTTATGAACTTTGTTACGGAAATGCCTTTTATGAACAACCAAACGGATATGGCGTACGTTCTAGTGGATTTTCTGTGAATGGTATAGATGGAGTTCTATACATGGGAGATGTTCCTACTGCTGGGACGACTGTTGGGAAAATAGTTTTCTTTAAACTTGTAAATAACCTTCCTTTGATTGTAAAAAATGATGCTGGAACCGTAGATTATGTTCATGGAGAGATTAATTTAGATGTAGTAAATATAACAGGTGCGGAATTATCAACTGGAGTTATTGAAGTTGAGGCAATACCAGATTCAAATGATGTTATTGCTTTAAAAGATTTGTATTTACAATTAGATGTTTCAAACAGCACAGTTAAAGCTTTACCTGACGTTGTTTCTTCTGGAGAAAATACTTCTGCAACTGCATACGTCACAACATCAAGTTACGCTAGCGAATCAATCTATACACGATAAATGACAGACATAAAAAGAGTAAAAGTCTCCCATGTGATTGAATCACAGATTCCTGAGTTTTTGACTCAGGAGTCACCTCTTTTTGTCAGTTTTTTACAAGCCTATTATTCATCAAAAGAACATCAGTCTGGTGTTGATGACCTAGCAAACAACTTAGCTAGGTACAGACAGATTGGGGCATTCAATGATGAGACTTTAGTTGTTAGTACCACACTGAATGATAACGTTTATGCTGGTGATGACACTATAAGAGTAGTTTCTACCACTGGATGGCCAAGTAGTTATGGTTTACTGAAGATTGATAATGAGATTATTACATATACATCAAAGACCGACACACAATTCTTAGGTTGTGCTAGGGGGTTCAGTGGTATTGATCAAATATCAAAAGAGGATGCTGCAGAGTTTCTTAACTTTGCAGAAACTAATGCTGAGGTGCATTTATTAGGCGCTACAGTTCAAAATTTAAGTAATCTCTTTTTACAAACATTTTTTACTAAATTTAAAACAGAATTTTTACCTGGCTTTGAAAATAGAAGTTTCATAACTGGAACGTCTGTTACAAATATACTTACAAGGGCAAAAGACTTCTATATGTCTAAGGGAACTGACTCTTCATATCAGATTCTCTTCAAACTTCTATACGGTGAAGATATTGAACTTCTAAAACCAATAGAAAGCACTATCATACCATCTGATAACGTATATTTCAAAACTAAACACGTTCTTGTTGAAAACTTGTTTGGTGGTCAACCTTTAGAGACTGTAGGTAACTTTTTATATCAAGATATTGCTGGAATTGGAACTGCTAGTGCTTCAATTTACAATGTAGAGTACAGACCAATAAATCAAACTGATTTTTATGAAATATCACTCGACTCAACATCATTTGATGGATCTTTCCAAGTGCCTGGTAAGACTAAAGCTTTAGAATTGACTGCCGCAGAAGCATCAACATTAGTTGTTGACTCTACAGTGGGATTTGGGAAAAGTGGCACCCTATTAGTCAAACCAAGAGAAGGTGCAAACTTTTTAAACCTAAGATATACAGATAAAACCATAAATCAGTTTTTAGGAGTCACTGGTATCACAACTTCTTTGGTTTTTGGTGCTGACATACTTGAAAACAAATTAGCATATGCTTATGCTGGTTTTGGTCAAACATCATTACTCCAATTTAGACTTGTAAACGTAATTGATGAGGTAGATACCTCTGACTCTACAAATATGCAAGTTGGAGACAATCTCAAACTACTTTCGT